GGAATCCATTATACATAAATTATTAAAATCAACCAATAATTGCATACCGATATGTCTTATTTGCAGTTGAATTGGCAAAGTGGGTAATCGTAGCCGTTCCCTGTCCTTGGGAACTAGCGTAGATATTTGTTGAAGCAGCGAGTGACACTAAGTTAACAGTCGCTATGACAGAGGGCGTAGATGGTCTAGTAGGGTTTGTTCCAGCAACATAATGCTCAATTACTACACCAGTATCTGACGCTCTCCACATCAACTGGATATAGTCATTGGCTACCAAATTTACATAAAAGTTCATTGCCCCAATTGTGTGATATGGGTCATCTGTTGATTTTCTCTGGGCTAAACCAAACCTACTGTTAGATGCGGTTATATCTGTGCCATTCTTTCTAAACCAAATATCTGCATCTTGTGAACTATTGGTAGTATTTTTTAGCTGAATACTAAACTGTATGTTATACAACCCTGCTGCTTTTACATTTAACCTAGAACTGTTTGATAAAGTAACCCCATTAGAGAAGTCTGTTGTATTAAATGTAATAGGATAGGCAACTGTTATATCAGCTACAGTCTGGTCTGTGGTATCTTGAAAAGCCCCATAAGGCGCATAGTCAGCATTAGCAGCAGCAGAGGCAGGGACAAAAATGATAACGCTGTCTGGGCCTATCCTTCGGTCTGTCAAAGTGGTAGTTAAAGCACCACCAGTTGCTAGAGTCAAAGTCCCTGTGTTATTGGTCTTTCCGTCCATGATGCCACGGACAACTTCAGCCACAGCCCTCTGGTCACCACCAAAAGCAGGTAGGCTTCTGAACATTAGCGCACACCCTGACCAGTTACATCCACATCAATAGCCACAGCATTAGTCCAGTTACCAGTAGGAGTTAACTGAAGCCTGTGGTATCTACCAGAACTACGCAAAGAAACCCTGTTTTCTGAGTCGGCAGCTACTGGAGTCCCAAAGGTAACATCTTGGCTTAACAGTTGCCTAGAAGCTACAGCAATCGTTGCTGAACCGCTATCCACCTGTGGACGAGCCAAAGTCACCACCGATTGACCACCTAAATCAATGTCGCCAGTAGCAATCTGTCCAACTGCACTAGAGCCTGTATAGGTGTAAACCTTTGCGCCTAGCGTACCACCAAGAAAGTATTTACCGCCAACATAAAGACGAGAGTCAAGACTTGTTGTCAATGCGTCAATAGATGCGTTAATACTATCTAATTGCTCAAGCGTTACAGCAGTTGAGGATGCTTCTGATAAGTAATCTGTTCCAGCATCTGCATAAGTCCACTTCTTTGTGGCAAAGTTGTAAATGATTAGTTTACGATTTCCATCTGTAGCTACATAGTTCCAAATCACCAACTTACGAATTGGGTCAACAGCAGAAGACATAGAGTTGTAGTCAGATTCTGATGCGTCATCAATAAAGAATCGGTCAACCTTCTCACTTCCAATTGGAATGACTTGCTGACCATCACACATATAGAAACCATCGTCCGATAGGAAGAATGTAATCCCTTGGTACTGAGCAATAGAGCCAGCAATCATGCAGCCTTTGTTGCGAGAGATATTGTCAAATTGGAATATGAACGGAGTGCCAACATAGGTCATTCGGCTAATGGCTCTTTCTAAGAACACCAAGCCAAACTCACCACCACGGATTCCTACAATTTGTCCACCATCAGGAATATCCTGATAATCAGACTGAGTGTTTACATCCTCCACCCAATCAGTTTCGTTATTGATGGCTGACCATCTAACACGATACTGCTTCTGTTCAGCAGATTCGTAAGTATTAGCGCAAACCACAAAGTCACGCACAACAGTAATGTACTTAGCTATCGGTGCAGATGCAGATAAATTAGCAAAAGACGTAGATGTTCCTAGCGTCCATGCTTGCAAAACATCAGCGTTGTTAGTCGTAATAACTGTTTTACCAAACTGTGTAAAGCGAACCTTATCGTTAATGCCTGTGGTCATTCCTGTTTTAACTTGAGTCAATGCACCCACACCACTTACTGTATAAATCTTAGATGCCCCAGAGGTAAACAACTGAGTCGTAGAGTCTGGATTCTTGGCAGCGTACAAAGAAACTAAGTCTTCGGCAGCAGAAGCAGAGAAAGATACAGCAGTAGGGAATGGGCCGTAACCCACAGCTTGAGAAACCACATTCTTAGCGTTAGTCAATGCGCCAGTAATACCTGATTGGTCAGGCATCCACTCACCTAGTTGTATTCTTTGTGTAGGCATATCAGATGTAAGTTGTTTGCATTGCCAAAGGAACGCCAGAGTATTGACCCTTCTCATCAGAGCGAGTCAACGAACCCATAGCCCTGTCAAACATAGTTCCCCATGTATTGATTCGAGCATCGTTCATTAAGTAAGGCTCTGCTTCAATCAAAGCAGCATACAAAAGCAAGTCAGGACAAACAGTCAAGAATGTATTACTTGCGTTTGATGAACTTAAAAAAGGAGGCGCAGCAGAATAAACCAAACTCAACGTGTAGTTGCTATCAGGGATAGGTGCTAACTTAAATGTGCTTGCCAAGACTGTGTAATCCAATGGCTTACCTGCGTCCATGCTTCTTGAGTTACGAGAAAATAAAGATGGAGATTCGTAGTTCAATGGAAATACAGGATTACCTGCAACCACAAAATCTTTTACTTCCAAGAAGTCAGATGGGATATTAACTGTCGCTGTACCTGATGTGCAGGTTAGCGTTACTGAAGTTAACATCTGACGAATACGCAAGTCTCTGCGTAAGCGTACTTCTGCCAAACGGATAAAGTCTGGAATCTGAGTCGTTAGGTCTGAACGAGCCAAGTATTCTGCAATAGTTGTCTGTAGTTCAGCATAGGTAGTAAAACTCATACAACTCCTGTTCTGGTGCGCCATGCACGATTCATTGGGTCATTTAACCAAGCAGCAAAACGCTTCTCATCTAATACAGCAAAGCCACGCATGATTCCAACTTTGTTCAAGTCATCAATGACAGTCATTGGAATAGATGCAACCTTATTACCAAACAATTGGTCAGACCATCTTGCTCTCTCGTCATACGAGTTATATTCTTTTTTGTTCTGCTCAACAATGTCAGACACATCTTGACGAGTCTGAATAACGATACCGCCCTCACCATCAGCGTGAACAGCAGTTTGTCTAAAGTTGTTAGGATTTTGCATAGCCTAATTCTATCAGTTTGAGTAGAAAAGAAAATGCCCCAGAGGTTTAAGTCTGAGGCATTTTTTGGGTTACCTTAGATTAAGGTGTCAAGTCAGCAATGATGCCGTGTGCAGCTTGGTTGCGAACTTCCAAGGTGTACTCAGCCAACAACTGTGTGGATTCATTGTCGCCAGTTACAGCCAACTCGTTGGTCTGGAAAGGACGCAGGTAAGCTACAGCAGCCATGTCAGGGTCAAGCACAAATGCTGTCTCGTTGCATGAGTTGGTAGAAGTCATAAAACGGTTGGGAACAATTGAGATTGCACCGAAATCGCTCAAATAAACGTCCGCAGCCGAAATTATGGTTGTAGGCGCATTGCTTGGGGCCATGAAACGCTGTGCAGCAATACCTGTGAAAGCAGAAACCAACTGCTTGTGAGCAGGGTTAACCATCAACACTTTAGGATTACCACCAGAGGCGTACACGCTACGAACAACAGTTTGCAACAAGGCTTCTGTGAAAGTGCGGTTAGTACCATCTGTACGTGCAGTTGTACCCAAGTTACCAGCGACACCAGAAGTACCGCCAGAGTAGTTAGAGTTCAACCATGCTTGCAGACCACCCAATTTACGAGCAGTAGAAGAATCACCATTGGCAGCAACTTGGTTGCTCAACAATGTGGTTTCCATGTCACGCTTGATTTCGCTAGAGGCTTTAGCCAACTGATAAGCCTTTTCAGACTTACGGCCAGCTTTGTCAACTGACTGCAAAGTGCCAGAAATCTTGACTGTCTTCTGTGCAATCTGAGTGCGGTTGCCCACACGAGTTGTTGGAGACATAGTAGCGTCAGATGCTGTTGCACCCTCAACTGCAAAGTTATCCAAAGTTGCAGCAGCCAAGCTGTCAGTCTGCCACTCGTGCAGAACAGCAGTAGCCTTTGTCTTGCCAATGGAAGACATGAAAGGTGTGTCTGTAGGTGAAATCGAATAGATAACATCTGAGAGGTCTTCACGCATACCGATTGCGGTATATGTTTGATAGGTAGCCATAATTTAATACT